CGGATGTGCTGTGGCGGGTCGCATGCGAGGGCGAGGGGCTTGCCGATGCGGAGCGCGCGCTGGGGTGGCCGACACGGGCTGCGAAGCTGGTGCTGGGGTTGGCACTCGATCGCCTGGTGACACACTACGAAAACCAATATGGTAAATTATGTATTGACAATCGTAACGATCCGGTATAGAGATTGGGCATGCTCCGGAATTGCGGGTGGCGCAGAGCGCCCAGCCCGGACGCCCGACAGGGGCAGGACGCCTTCTGGGAAAGGAGGGATGCGTGCAGCAGGAACTCTCCATTCTGGAACGGCTGGCCCTGCTGGCGCCCGAAGTTGCGGAGTGGGTGCTGCAGGACGTGCCCCTCGAACAGCTCGAGCAGTTGGCGGAATGTTGGCATTGCGTGGCGCGGCCTTCACAGCTGCCGCCGGAGGGGGATTGGTCCCAGTGGCTGATCCTGGCCGGTCGGGGCTTCGGCAAGACGCGGGCAGGTGCGGAGTGGGTGACAGAGCTTGCGCAGGCTGAACCGGGAGCCCGCTTTGCCCTTGTGGGGGCGACGGCCCATGATGTGGCGTCGGTGATGGTGGAAGGGGAATCAGGGCTGCTGGCAATTTCTGACCCCGACTTTCAACCGGAATGGTTGTCATCAAGGCGCATGCTGGTCTGGCCGAATGGGGCGCAGGCTTTCGCGCTGTCGGCGGCTGAGCCGAACCAGTTGCGAGGGCCGCAGTTTCACTTTGCCTGGTGTGACGAACTGGCAGCCTGGCCGCGACCGCAGGAGGCATGGGACAACCTGCGCATGGGGCTGCGTCTGGGGGAGACACCCCGGGCTCTGGTGACCACGACGCCGCGGGCTGTGCCGTTGCTCCGGCAGTTGCTGGCCATGCCGGGCACGACGGTGACCCGCGGCACAACGTTCGACAATCGGAGCAACCTGCCCGCTGTCTATCTGGCGGAACTGGACCGCAGCTATGCCGGCAGTTCGACCGGTCGACAGGAGCTGATGGGTGAGCTGCTGATTGCGCAGGAAGGTGCCTTGTGGACCCTTGATGGCCTTGCGAGCTGCCGGGAGGAGGATGTGCCCGACCTGACGCGGGTGGTCATCGGGGTGGACCCGCCGGCGGGGCCCGGGGGATGCGGGATCGTGGCCGTGGGCGTCGATCGGGCCGGCCTCGGCCATGTGCTGGCCGATGCAAGTGTGCATGGCACCACGCCGGAGGCCTGGGCGGAAGCTGTTGCGGCTGCGTTCGAGCGCCATGGGGCCGACCGGGTGGTCGTCGAAACCAACAATGGCGGCGACATGGTGGAAAGCGTGTTGCGGGCGGCTTCGGTGAACCTGCCCGTGAAGCAGGTACGGGCAAGTCGCGGGAAGGCAGCAAGGGCCGAGCCTGTCTCGGCGCTCTATGCGGCTGGGCGCGTGAAGCATGCGGGCCATTTTCGGCAGCTGGAAGATGAGTTGTGCGGCCTGATTCTGGGCGGCGGGTATGTCGGCCCGGGGACTTCGCCGGACCGGGCGGATGCACTGGTGTGGGCGGTGACCGAGCTGATGCTGGGCGGGCGAGGGCCCGGACCACATGTGCGGGTTCTGGGCAGCTGAGCAGGAGAGACTGATGACGGCATTGCTGGACGGGGTGCCCATCAGGGTCACCCTCAGATGGTTGCGGCTGCGTCTGCGCGAGGGATCGACCTGGGTAGGGCTGGCGATGATCGCCGTTGTCCTGGGGTCGGACCCGATGCAGGCCTATGGGCTGGCGCAGGCAATCTCCCTGATCGTCGGCGGCGGGCTGGTGGCAAATGGCCCCGTTCCGATGAAGGGGAATGACCGATGAACTGGGCTTCGCGGTTCATGCCCCGGGCCGAGCGCAAGGCCCAGGGGGGCGGCCGGTCCTGGGCATTGGCGCAGCCGACCGGGTCCGAGCCGCCGGCCTCGTATGAGGGGCAGGTGCGGGCGGCCTGGCGCAACCCGGTGGCCTTGCGGGCGGTGCGGATTGTGGCGGAAGGCCTTTCCAGTGTGTCGCTTGTGGCCAATGGGGGCGTCCATGCCGCGCAGCGATTGCTGCCACCCACCCTGCTGGAGGCCCTTGCCACCCATCTGCTGCTGCATGGGAATGCCTTTGTGGAGACCGGGATGGGCCTTGGCGGGCTGCCGGCCGAACTGTGGGTCTTGCGGCCCGAGCGGATGCGGCTGGAAACGGACGCCAACGGCTGGCCGGTGGCCTGGCTGCATCAGGTGGGTGGACGGGTGCAGCGCCATGCCGCCGAGGGCGATGCGCAGGCGCCTGGCATCCTGCACCTGAAGGCCTTTGACCCGCTGGACGATCATCTGGGCGCAGGGGCCGTGGAGGCGGCGAGCGAGGCCATCGCCTTGCTGCAGGCGGCCGGAAGGTGGAACCGGTCTCTGGTGGCGAATGCGGCCCGGCCTTCGGGCGCGCTGGTGCTGGATCCGGATGACGGACCTTTGTCTGCCGAGCAGTTCGGACGCCTGCGCGACGAGATCGAGGCGGGGTTCCAGGGTGCCCAGAACGCGGGACGGCCGATGCTGTTGGAGGGTGGGTTGAAGTGGCAGCCGCTGGCGCTGACCCCTGCCGAGATGGACTTTCAGCGGGCCCGCGAGGCTGCCGCCCGGGATGTTGCGTTGGCATTCGGGGTGCCGCCGATGCTGCTGGGACTGCCGGGGGATTCCACCCATGCCAATTATGCGGAAGCCAATGTTGCCCTGTGGCGGCTGACGATCCTGCCGTTGCTGACGCGCATCCTGGACGGAGTTTCGCGGCACTTGTCGCTGTGGTGGCCGGGGCTGCGGCTGGAGCCGGATCTGGACCTGGTGCCCGCGATGTGGGCTGACCGGGAACGGCTGTGGCGGCATGTGGGGAGCGCCGCGTTCCTGAGCGACGACGAGAAGCGGGAGATGCTGGGCTGGGCTGCGCGCCCGAAAGGAGGGGCATGATGGAAGGGCTGGTTTCCCTGACGGGTTATGTGAGCCGCTTCGACACGCCGGACAGGGGCGGTGACATTGTGCGGCCATCGGCATTTCTGGGCGTACCGGCCGGTGTTCCCCTTTTGTGGCAGCATGATCCTGCTCGCCCGATCGGGCGGGTGCTGCGGCTGGAGGAAGACCGGTTGGGGCTGAAGATGGTGGCAGCCGTGAGTGCCGACTGCCGGGATGGGCTGGACGCGCTCGCTCTGCTGCGCAGCGGCGCAATCGATGGCTTGTCGTTCGGCTATCGTGTGAAATCCTCTCGGCCGCGGGCCGGGGGCGGACGAGAGCTTCTGAAGCTTGATCTGGTGGAATGCTCGGTGGTGACGCTGCCGATGCACAGGGATGCGCGGGTCGACACGGTCGGCTGACGCGGAAGGCGTTGCCGGGCTGGCCGGCGGTGGCGGACCCGGGGTGGGGTCCAGCAAGGAGACGGACAATCATGACTTATGAAACCAAGGCCGACGCGGTGGTGACCGCGGCGGAGACCGAGGCTGCCGTGGTGGCGCCGGCTGCTGCCGTTCGGGCCGAGCTGGACGCGTTGCGGCTGGAGGTGAAGCAGGACCTGGACCAGCTTTCGCGACGGGTGGTGTCTGCGGCGCCGATGGCGGCTGCGGGCAGGGCCGGTGGGGCAGCCACGGGCTTTGCGGACGGCTATCTTCGCAAGGGGATCGAGGCCGGGTTCGAGAGCAAGCGGCTGTCGGTGGGGATTGCGGCCGAGGGCGGGCTGGCTGTTCCGCTGGAGATTGACCAGCGCATCGAGACGACGCTGAAGCTGATCTCCCCGATCCGGGCGCTTGCCGACGTGGTGAAGGTGGGGTCTGCCAATTACCGCAAGCTCGTTGCGGCCGGCGGCGTAGCATCGGGCTGGGTTGGCGAGGCTGCGGGGCGGCCGGAGACGGCCACGCCGGTGTTTTCGGAGGTGCTGGCGCCGATGGGGGAACTTTATGCGAACCCTGCCGCCACCCAGGCGATGCTGGACGATGCCCTCTTCGATGTGGAGGCCTGGCTGGCGCGGGAGATTGCGATCGAGTTTGCGCGTGCCGAGGGGGTTGCCTTTGTGTCGGGCACAGGGACCGCGCAGCCCAAGGGCTTCCTGACCTATCCGGTGGCGACGACCGGCGATGCGACGCGGCCGTTCGGCACGCTGCAGTATGTGCCTTCCGGGGCTGCCGGCGCCTTTGTGGGGACCAATCCGCAGGACCGACTTGTCGATATGGTCCATGCGCTTCGGGCCCCCTATCGGCAGGGGGCCGTGTGGGTGATGAACTCCAACACCATCTCGGCTGTGCGGAAGTTCAAGGACACGACTGGCGATTTCATCTGGAAGCCGGGTCTTCTGGAGGGCCAGGCATCGACGCTGCTCGGCTATCCGGTGATCGAGGTGGATGCGATGCCGGACATCGGCGCCAACAGCCTTTCGGTCGGGTTCGGGCAGTTCCGCAGTGCCTATGTGGTGGCGGAGCGGGGCGAGACGGCGGTGCTGCGCGATCCCTATTCGAACAAGCCGTTCGTGCACTTCTATGCGACGCGGCGGGTGGGGGGCGCCCTGATGAACAGCGAGGCGCTGAAGCTGATGCGCTTTTCGGCCACCTGATGGATCACCGGGACAGGGGCCGGGGGCGAAAGCCCTCGGCCCGGCACCGACGATGGGGGAGCCGGATATGGCAGTGATTTCGGCAGCCGTTGAGGCAAACGGCTGGGTTCTGGCGGTGCGGGGGCCTTGGAGTGCGACGGCGGGGGCCTGGAACTTCTCCGGCTTTGACCGGGTGAATGGGCAGTTTCTGGATGGCGGGGTGGATCAGTTCCCGCTTGATCCGTCTGGCACGCCGAAGGTGACGCTTTCGGTGCAGGACGCGGGCTTTGACCGGGTGGGCGGGCTGCCTGTTGCCAATGCG